CGTCGAACTCCAACTCCAACATCGGCTGTCGCCTTCTTGAAGCAGACGCAGGTCGAAGGACCTGTCGGGTATGGCTAAACCTCCTTTTGGTAGTCAGGGTTCCTCACCCTTTCTATTACGCATCGTTGACCGCGCAGCACTTGCTGAAGATGAGCCGTCAGGACACAGCTTAGTACACTTCGGGCCGGGTCCCGCCCCGGAACCACCCGCGGCGATGGAACAGTTGTGAGGCTACAAGGAGGAACACTATCCCTGATGAAACGAGTTAGAATTTACCAACAAATCATTTCCGATGAAAACCTGCGTCTGGCTATTCAGGATGTCAACCGGGGACACCGGCGCAACGGCGACCACAGCTTAAATAAGAAGGTCATGGAAATCGAGGAGCATATCGATGAATATGTGGTAAAACTCCGCAAGTTCATCGAGGACCTGGTGGCCGGGGACGAGCATATGCATAAACCGCTGCAACGGCGGAAGTGGGACCGGAACGCGGACAGCGGCAAAGGGAAATGGCGGGATATCAACGAGCCGCTCTTGTGGCCGGACCAGTATGTCCACCATGCGGTGGTGCAGCCCATGATCCCGCACATCAGGCGGAGCATGGACAAGTATTGTATCGCAAGCGTACCAGGGCGTGGCAACTCTTATGGCGTAAAGGTTTTAAAGAAATGGATGAAGAACGACCCTGTGGGCACCCAATACTGCGCGGAGTGCGATATTCACCATTGCTTTGTGGAGGTGGACCCGCCGTATGTCATCCACGCGCTGAAACGGCTGTTCAAGGATCGGGAAACGCTCTGGCTATGCGATGCGCTGATGGAGTACGGAGTCCTGATCGGCGCATTCTTCTCCGCATGGTTCCTGCATTTGCTGCTCCAACCGCTGGATCTGATGATCCACCAAAAGCAATATGGCGTGAGCCACTATCTGCGGCAGATGGACAACTTCACAATCTTCGGTCCCAATAAACGGAAACTGCGGAAGCTGCTGGAGGACATCAAAGCATGGCTGGGTGAAATCGGCATGAAACTGAAAGACACCTGGCAGATCTTCCGGGTGGGCTTTACGCCAAAGGTGGCAAAGGCCCACGGGGACTTATCCGAGAAGAAACAGCGGCACCGCCGTCCAAGAATTCCGTCGGCATTGGGCTATCGTTTCGGGCATGGGTACACGATCCTCCGAAAGCACAATCTGTTCCGACTCAAGCAAGCGCTGCACACCTACTACCACCGGCGAGACCGGAACCGGGTCATTTCTTTTAAGCGGGCATCCGGGCTGATCTCAAGACTGGGGCAATTGCGTAAGTGCAACAGTCAGCGAATATTGGAGCGGTATTACCAGCCGAATACCATGCTCAATCTCAAGAAAGTCGTCCGAAGGGAATGTCGGCGGCTACAACGATTATATCCGCCTTATCGGGCGGCCTGAAAGGAGTGGCACCTATGAAAGTACAGGGAATGGTCGATCCGGGGAAGTTCACCGTGGAGCAGATCCCGGGAACCAACCGAAGCCTTGTGCGGCTGTTTCAAAATGTAAAACCGGCAGAAACCGAGGAGTTCACCGGATATGAGTACGACGAGTACCACGTGGAGGTGGAAACCTGGGACGGGATTGTCCGGAACGTCCGGGACAACTATGAGGAGTTCCTGAAGAAAGGCATGGACAATGAGATCGACCTCAGCAACGAGGCTCTGTATCGTGCTCAGAAAGAGCTGGCGTCCTATGTGGAACTGGCCAATGCGATTCGGGAAGGAGTGAACGGAGTTGACTGACAAGGATTTTGTGCTGACCACTATGCGGGAATACGGCATGCGCCGGGCCCAGGATTTGCAGGAGACCTCCGAGGGCATGACGGGCACCGAACTGTACGAGAAAGAGGATTATATTCCAGACTTCTCTGCCGCGGTCGCCAAGAAGAACATGCTGGAGCGCAAAGCCGGCAAGACGGACGGGTTCCTGTGTCGGTCTTCTGCGGGGCGTATTGTGCGCCTTATCCAAAACTACAACAGCGACACCTACCCCCAGGAGCCGGAGGAACTGCCCGCCCAGTGGGGGTTCTACTGGTCGGACGATCCTAAGAAGGCCCTCCCCTTCGTCGCCATGTCTACGAGCCTGTACAACACCGGGGATTGTTGCACCCACAACGGCCATGTGTGGCGATCCGGGCAGGACAACAACGTATGGGAGCCGGGGACGGTCAACGTAAAGTGGACGGATCTTGGCACGATTGAGGAAGTCATGGGCGATTGAGGTCTGTGTTCGTCTAATATAGGAGGTCGAGCGATGGTCAAAGAAAATTATGCTCTTGGCCCTCAGCATTCACGGCTCAGACTACGAAAAGCCGCCTTGGTAAAGGGGTGGTGATCGATCACAATGATTGGCTATATCGAGTATCTGAATGTGCCCGTCGCTTTAGGTCTAGCCATTATTGGCATATTTCTGGTTATGCAGATCATCGGTGAGGTTTTGGAATTTAAGGGAAAAGTCGTTCCTGAATTCGTCAAAATCCGAAAGTATTTTGCTCGTAAAAAGCAGGAGCGCCAGACCATGCAGGAAATGTCCACAACCATTCATGATGTGAAAACTATGCTAAGCAGCGTGGAGTCCCATTACAATTCAGACAATATTGCCAAACGCGATTCCTGGATGAAGTGGGTCAATGATCGGGCAGAGGTGTATGACGAATCCATTAAAGTTCTGAAAGAAGGGCTGGATAAAAACAATGAGATCACCATGTCTCTTTACATTGAAAGCAAGCGCAGCTCGATTATAAGTTTTGCATCGTACTGCGTTTGCCCCGATAATCCGGTGACCAGAGAGCAATTCAAGCGAGTCTTTCGCATCTATGCAGAGTACGAGGAGATTATCCGGGAGAACGGTCTGCAAAACGGTGAGGTAGACATCGCCATCCGTATCATCCAGGAAGCGTATGAAAATAACTTGAGAAACAGGTCGTTTGTCGAGGATGTACGCGGGTACGGCGGCGAGTAAAGCTATTTATTTGCTTCTGTGCTTAAAGCGGCAGAACGGTGTAAAAAGAGGTGTAGGAGAGTCGGTTATTACTTGACTACTCCTACACCTTGACCGTTCGAGCCCTGATATTGCTGGATTTTAAGTTTTCACTATAGAAACTTATTAGAAGTTTTTTCACTTTTAAGTACCTCTAATTGCTACTATTCCAACGGTTTTAGAGCTAGATAGAAGTGGATAAAAGCGTAGGAATGTAGATAACTCATATATTATTTATGTATTATTCGTACATCGATATTCCTACATTTTGTGTGCCTGTTCAAATCATTCGTACACAACAATTTTTACCCCTCCGAATCCTCTGGCAGTACTACAACTTGTGTCCCGGATAGCTGGGATTTCTACGGTAGTTACCTGTGCCTGCGCCATGGCGGTAACTATGACCGGCTCCAGAATCGCGGGCCTTTCTGCGTGAACTACGACAGCGCGTCGTACTCCAGCTCCTACGTCGGCTGTCGCCTCCAGGAGCGCCCGCCGAAGGCGGCGTGACTTATATCAGCAAAGCACAAAACCTCCTGTGAAACAGGAGGAATAGTATTAAGTCAGAAAGGAACCGCCCTCAACTGCTGCGAACAGTCAAGGGCGGTCGTGTGTTATCAGGCAAGTTCGATTGTTTCCGGTTCTGCAAATAGAACCTTGGTCTTGGAGCCATGCTTTGCCGCTTTCTTTGTCTGTGCAATAGCGGAAGCACCGTGAGCTTTGGCAAAACTCCATGCTTCAGCGGGATGAGCATCGGTATATGCGTCGGCTTCGTCAATCGGCATATTCCGAATTTGCTCATTGGTCAATCTGGCCATGGAAGCGCCTTCTTTCTGGCTTAATAGTGTTCCTCCATACCAGTCCGGTTCTCCATATACGAGGTATCTCTTTTTTTGTCGAGCAGCATACCACAAAATATTGTGGCGCGCAAGTCATACTCACACTATTTTATTTTCTCGATCTCCTCCCGGAGCCAGGCAAACTCCCGGCGGGTATAGACTTTTTCCGTTATGTCGGAAATCTTGTGGCCCACCATGTACTTGATGGCGTACTCGTCCACGCCGTAGCGCTTGGCCGTCGTGACAAAGTGGGTACGGCCGTCGTGCGGGCGGTGGTTGGGGTCCAGCTTCAACTCGTCCCGGATGCGCTCGAAGGCTTTCTGATACCGGGCATAAGTCAGCTTGAGGTTTTTCCGGTTGCGGTTATTGGGGTCGGCCCAGTTGAGCAGATAGGGGCTGCCCAGTGCCTCCGCCTCCTGATATTTTCGGAGCACCAGGTCTTGAATGCGGGAGTGGATGGGGACGACGCGGTTCTCGCCGGCGTCCGTCTTCATGCCGCCCTGGAAGGTCCAGTTCTCCAAGTCCACATCTTTCAGTTCCAATAAACCAAGCTCTTGAGGGCGCCAACCGGAGTAACACTGGATGAGCAGGATGTCGACGCCCTGCTTGCTGCTGGCATTTGCCCAGAGCAGGTCCATCTCTTCGTCCGTAAAAGCGATATGCTCCTTTTTCACCGACTGGATCTCCTTGACCGTTTCTTCGGTGAGGTTGAAGGTGCGGGAGTAGTTCCGGTCCACCAGCTCATACTCCAGGGCGTAGTCCAGCAGCATGTTGAACAGGGACTTGATCTGGTTCTTCATGGTGGCGGTGGGATGCTGCTCCTTGCCGCGGATGACGGCCACCCCCTCCTCCATGCAGCCTTTTACATGGCGGGCCCGGATGTCCATGACCCGCATCTTATAGACTGCCGAACAGTATGCCCAGGCTGATGTTGCGGACTTGGTGCTCTTCACCGTCTTCTCATACTCCGGGAGCCATTTATTATAGAGCTCCAGCATGGTGATGGACGGCTCCAGGTCGTAGGGGTTCTTATTATATTCCACCAGGGCGGCATAGGCGTCGTTGTAGGTGGCGAAGTAGGACTCTGGTTTTAAGGGTTTACAGATTGGTCTCCCGTCCGGCGTCTTTCCCACCGTTATCATCGCCCGGAATGGGTTTCTTAAGTTGCGATTTTTGATCTCGCTGATCTGACCAAAGCCATTCGGCAATCGCCGTCGCTTGTTAGATTTGCGAGGTCTTTTCTGCTTTTCAGAGGGTTTTAGCGGGTAGCCGCAATGAGGGCAGGCGTTTGCCTTGTCGCTCACCGGCAGTTCACACTCTGGACATTGGGTCAGCATGGCGGTTCCTCCGATTCGGATTCTGAACAGACCTGGATAAGATCCTGTTCGGCCTGTCGAGCTTCTTCATCTGTAATTATATTCTTTTGTCGGTGTTCTTCCACCAGATCGTAGACGCCCTTTGCCGCAAAAGGAACAAGAAGAAGCAAGGTTGGAATTGTGCCGATGAGCCATTTCCGGTTGAGCGCGCGAGCCGTTTTCTGGTACTCATGGCGTCTTATTTTTGCGATGTACTGGACTGGGCCGCCATACTTGCTCATTTCGTGGGAGCTTTTGGCATAAATCCAATCTTTCATAAAAATCATCCTTTCGCAAGAAATTCATCCTCCTTTATGGAAGAATAAAGCACCAATTTTAAGGAGGTTGTTTGATATGTTCGAGAAAACAAAAGAATTTGTGTCGAAGCACAGGAGAATTTGCACTGGCATCTGTATGGCAATTCCAGCCGGTATAGCGTTTTATGCGGCGTACAGAGCGGGATGCCAGCATGGTGTCAGTACAGTTCAAAGAGTGCTGCGGGATTTGGATTACGATTTGTGCGAGCAGGTCGATCACGTGTTTCAGAAGAATGGTGTGTTTTAATCTGGATGAAAATTGGGGCTGCTGATTTAGCAGCTCCTTTTCTTTTTGCCCCTTGCACCGCCCGTCCTAATCATATATGATAGTGTACGAATTGTCAAGCATATTCCTACACAATATTTTTTGACTTGGAATAGAGGGCGGCTTATGGTGATGCGGGACCAATCCACCTGCCCTAAGTGTGGCGGGGAGCTGAAATACTACGACAGCGTGCCGAGACTGGTACGGACGAAGGGGCGGGAGACGGCCAGAGTGTCTATGCGCCGGTTCCGGTGCGTCCGATGCGGGGCGGTTCACCGGGAACTGTCGGAGTTGCTGGTCCCTTACAAGCAGTATGAGGCGGAGGTTATCCTCGGCGTGCTGGAGGGGCTGATCACCTGTGAGACGATTGGGTTCGAGGACTATCCCTGCGAGATGACCATGCTGCGGTGGCTTTCGCAGAAAGCGCAGCTCCTTTTATGGAGGTGATTGTAATGCGGTTAGAAAAGCGACCTTTTATGAGTTCTGTAACAAGAAGGGTGATTGATGATTTTAACCGAATGAACGACCAGGAATTTGTGAGGAAATATTTTTGCCACAAGCTCATATATGCAAAGCGAGTTGTAAAGTATGGTGATCCGTTTTTGAGGAGCCCATTGGCTAAGGTCGGAAGATTTTTGATTGGGATAAAATAAGAGGTTCGGAAAGCAGGAAATCATCCGAAGGAGATTGAGCCACTTAAACGGGCTCTTTCTCTTTTGCGCAGATTTTACATCTCCTATTATGGAGAGGAAAAAGATTACCGAAAGGGTATGAAAGTGAAGAGGCTAAACGCGTAAACGCAAAATCTTAGTTTATGTTCGATGTCTACACGGAAAGTCGCCTCTCTTTCTTTTGCTCCTATTTCGCAGAAATCACAGCTCCTTTTATGGAGGTATCCATAAGCGAAAGGAGTTTTGTAATCATGAAACTGATACCGGTTGACGCGATACCAAAGATGGGCGGCTATCACAAGCTGCAAGACTTGATTGAGGATTTTGTAAACGGAGATGCGAAAATCGTAAAAGTAGATTTTGGCGAGGACGACTACAAATCCCCAACGGTCTGCCGGTCTTGTCTGGCCGCGGCCATCAAGCGGTCGAAGCGTTCGGTCAAGGTATGGAGGCGTGGAAACGAAGTGTTTCTGAGTAAGGATATTTGACAAAGGATCGAGCCGTTTTTACAGCGGCTCTTTCTTTTCGCCCCCCCTCTCTCTCTTTCTCTTTTTTTTCTGCGTTTCTAACTTAGGATAGCCTGGTTTAATCTAAGTTAGAAACCGGAGGTTTGAGCCCGTCCGCAGAATTTGAAAATTCTTTTATGGAGGAGCGATAGGGCGAAACCGGATATGGTTTAGCCAGTTCGAGGCTGGCCCTCCTGGGAAATGGATAGATGCTGGTGGAAATCCAGCGGTGAGACACGAAGGCGTGCCGCCAAGTAATAACTTAATCAAAGATAGCGCCCACCGGGCAACGGTTTTCGTTGGGCCGACCCTGAAGTCATTTCCTTTTCTTTTTCGCAGTTCCAGCAGAGCCCTTTATGGAACCAAATGGTTACTATTTACATTGAAGGAGTATGCGCAATGGAGATCAATATCGTCATTAAAAGCAAAGGTGAAGAGTCGATCGAAATCGATACAAAACAAGCTGATATATCTGTGGAGCGAGATCCATACCAGCATAATCAAGTTTTTGGAGAAGGATGCTCAAGTAAATGGACTGAGAATATGAGAACAAATATTGCATTTCTCAAATCTCAGCAATGCTTTGCGAACGAATTACTGAGAGCGAATGGTTGTTTGTTTCTGAATGACGTCTATAAAATGTTGGGATTTCCCTTGACCAGATGCGGGCAGATTGCTGGGTGGGTTTTCAATGAGAAATATCACGATGCGGTATGTTTTGGGATTGACTTTACCGCTGTGCTTACGGATGAAACTGTAAAACCGTTGTATTTGGAATTCAATGTACGAGAAAACATTTTGGACTTTTTATCATGAAAGAGACGGGCTTGTCGGATTGACGACAGGCCCCTTCTTTTTCGCAGTTCCAGCAGAGTCCTTTATGGAGGTGATGGTTATGAGGACCAGGAAAATTCTGAGCGCAGTCGGAACATTTGTGATTGTGGGCGCGGTATCAACAGCAGGCGCTGCCCTGTGGACAAATCTTCTGGACAGGAAATTTCAAATGGTCAAAGTCAGACTGACACATCCGAAGTCGGACAAAATTATATTTGTGGACTTCCGAAAAGCCGGGAGGGGCCGCTGATACAGCGGCTCTCCCTTTTCCGCACAAACGGCACCGCCTATTATGGAGAACAAAATCAGGAGGTAGATATTATGAACAAGCAGAAATGGACCGAGAAGCCTATCACCTGGGGCGGTTATCGCAAGCTGTGCGGCGTGGTATGTGTGATCAGTGTGATTGCTGGTTTCGTATGGTACATCGCCAGCTTTGAGCCGGCCTGGTGGAGCAGTTTCAAGAAGAAAGCGAAGAAATTGTTCATGATCTGGCGTCCGGGAAGAAGATTCTAAAGAGCGGGAGCCGCCTGTTACGGCGGCTCTTTCTCTTTTTTCCACCGAGGTTGTTTTTACGAAGACGCGGTCCCTAATTTAGAATAGCCGTTGAAAGGAGGTAGACGCCGATGAATGAACAGGAATTTCATCCAGGCTCTGTTCCGGTCGCTGTGGTCGCCAGAGTCTACGGAAAGGATGCGTCCTGGGTGAGAGCCGGCATTATCTCGGGTTGGCTGCCGATTGGTAAGGCCACCCGCGGCGGCAATTTGGTGACCAGCATTGAGGAGATGGATTCCCGGTATGGGAGGATCAATTTTTACATCTCTCCAAAACGACTGTACGAGGAGACCGGATACTTTTGGAAAGGAGAGAGGCGATAATGGCCCATGATATTCGCCCGGAGGTGTCCCAGAAGAACCCATTCTGGCTCGGCAAGCACCGCTACTATGAGCTGAAGCACTTCTGCCTGCAATACCCCATTTGGAAGAGGGCCCGCAGCTCTTTGGACGGGCTGAGCAAGCGTCCGGCCGATCTTCAGGTCTTCGTCAAGAGCGGCCAGATGAAGGGCGACCCCACGGAGCGGTGCGCCCAGTCCCGGCTCTTTTTCGCCGAGCGCATGGAGATGGTGGAGCAGGCGGCCATCGGGGCCGACCCAGACCTCTACCCCTATCTGCTGCGGGGCGTAACAGAGGGGCTCTCCTATGACGCGCTGAAGATGAAGTATGATATTCCATGCTGCCGGGACGTCTATTACGCCGCGTACAGACGGTTCTTCTGGCTGCTGAGCAAAAGGAGGGATTGAGCTTGAGAATTGTGGATGTGGCGGTCAGGCAGTGCTACCGCTTCAACTGCCCTATTTGCGGCAGTAAACTGGAAGCTGACTCCGGTGATCTGGTGGACATCGGTGGGAAAACGAGCCAGTTCTGGTGCCCGGTCTGCCGGAAGGAGCGGTATGTTCCCTGGAGTTCGCTCCGAAAACGGGTGGTGTATGAGGATAAATCCGTGGAATAGGCAGGCTCCTTTATGGAAAGGAGGCGAATTCTATGACAATTCAAGAGTTTGACGATTTGAAGATTGGAGACACTTGCTTAGTCACACGAGGAAAAGATAAGGGGAAACGATGCATAGTCCTATACAAAGCTGGCCACACAATCAAGTATGACCATCGTATCGGAATTGTGGTTGTAAAACCCGAAGATTACGGAAACTTATTTGAGTCGAGCACGGTGACGTATCGATACTTCAAACTTTTTAGTCATACCGAATTGAGAAAGACCTTATTCTGATTGGCGAAGAGCCTGCGGAAACGCGGGCTCTTTCCTTTTATATTTACGCGGAAACAGCAGAGGCCTTTATGGAGGTGATAGCATTATGACTTACAAGCAGATTGAGGCAAGCCGGGAGCTGCGCCTTTGGATCGGGCAGGTGATTGTGCCCACCGTTACGATGGCGGTCGCGCTCGCGTCCATTCCAGAGGTCAGGAATACGGCGTCAAGAAAGCTGGAAGAGCTGAAATGGAAATTCAAATCCAGGAGCAAGGGCTGAACAGGCCCTTTGCTTTTTTTCATTTTCCGCACGCAGCCGCCCGGAAACCGTGTTACAGTGATACCCTGAAAAATTCCCGGGAGGAAAATTTGAGAAAACAGTTCAAATGGAGGAGTTGCTTTTATGGTTATTTTCGCAGTGATGGCGGCGCTTTGCATCGGTATTTTGATTGGCATGCACCTATTTCAAGACCGTCCGGTTGGTGTTTTACGGGTTGACCATTCGGACCCGGTGGATGGGCCGCATCTATATCTGGAGCTGGATACAGACGTATCCGCAATTCTCCGCAAAAAGCGGGTTGCGTTCCGGGTCAAAGCCAAAGACTTCATCCCGCACGAATAACACCGGCTATTATGGAGCCAACTCTAAATTTTGAAAGGAGATAAAGCATATGGCAGAGATCAAAACTTTGTTGGACGAGGTGATCGAAACGGAGATCTCGAACTTGAAGACCTTGCCGGTCGAGGATGGGCGGAGAGGTGACGCGATTCGGGATCTGGTGTCGCTGCATAAGCTCCGCATCGAGGAGATCAAGGCCCAGGCTGACGTGGAGGAGAAATCTGAACGGAGGGAGATGGACAGCAGACAGCGCGAGGAGGAACTTGCCGCTAAGGATGCCGACCGGACCCGCGAGGAGGAAAATCAGGCGCGTCAGCTTCGGGAGCAGAAGATCGACCGGTATGTGCGGACGGGTGTTGCGGCCGCGGAACTGATATTGCCGTTGGTGTTCTACGGAATCTGGATGAAGCGGGGATTCAAATTTGAGGAATCCGGCGTCTACTCGTCCACAACATTCCGAAATCTGTTTGGCCGCTTTAAGCCGGCAAAATAACGGACAGGCTCAAAAAATTGAAGAGGCCGTGCAGGCAGCACAGTCTCTTCATTTTATCCGCATGATTATCTGGGCCCTTTATGGAGAACGCCCGATATTTTTGAGGAGGTATCTGTTTATGAAATGGACGGAAGAAGAAAAGCGCCAATTCATTCTGAGGGTCGACATTGGCCGAGCGCGCCGCTTATACGACGAAGGGAAAAACGCAGAGGAGATTGCGGCGGTTGTGAGGCGGCCTGTCGCGCTGATGGAAAAGTGGATTGGGAA